CGTGGCGGACCGCCATCGGACTCCGTGCTCTTCCGGTTCGACTGCGCTTACTCGCTCCTGATCTTGATCGTTCGCGGTTTCACCTGCTCCTTGACATCGAGCCGTATCATCAGGATTCCTCTCTCAAGAACGGCGTCCACCTTGTTCTGATCCATCAGAGCCGCGACGGTGACGTAAGGCTCGTTCCCGTTGGGGTTGACAACGTCCACAGTGGCAAGGACTGTGGAGTCGTATCCCGACAGGATCGTCAGGGTAAAGTTCGGCACCGGGCTTCCCCCGTTGTACAGGGTGGCTGAAATCATCAATGCCTTACTACGATCCTGAAGGATGTAGGGCATCTGTGTTTGCGGCGGTGGCGGTAGAATCGGCATTTGGCTTAGCTAATCTTGACGATCACGTTCCCGTGCCCAGTGATCCGGTAAGTCACGGTTCCGACTTTTGCCCAGACCACAGCGTAGGACGCTGCCGCTGTGACAGCGTCGTCGAGCGTGCTGTAGGTCTGAGGACTGCTTGCTGTTCCTAAAATTGAAGTGCTCATTAAATTCCTCCGTTGATTTGCGACACATCAACCTGCGTTGCGTAGTCCAAGCCCGCCCGCTGGCATAGGTCACGGATGATGTCGCCGAGTGGTGTGGCTGTCGGAATTCCCGATATACCGACACCGAACTGCACAAGCGCTTGGATGTTCGGTATGCGGTTGCCCCAGTCAGTCAGCAAAAAGTTTTCCCACACCGCGTAGATCAAGCCACGGAATCCCGGCGTTAGAGCCACGCCCTCATCGCCTTGAATCAGCGGGTCGGGATTCTGCATGTTCGTTCCGTTGTAAATCGTCGGGGCAGCGTAAGTCGAAGTCAGAGACTCAGCCCAGATCACAGCGCCCGCGCCGCCGCCCGAAGGGTCGTTGGTTGATTCGCCAGCCGTAGGCCATGTTGGTTCGGAGCTACCCGACGTTCCTGCCTGAATGACGGTCTCAAGATTTCCATTGCTGTCCACGATGGACTCGCCCAGCAAGTAGGCGTGATTCGCTTGCCACGAACCTGAGTCCGCCAGCAAACCGTCGTAGGCGATCTTCGAATCGAACCACACCTTCAAAATGTTTCCTGTCCAGTTGCCCGGCGTAAGACCGAACGATTCACCGAACGCACACGCGAACGAAGCCGTGTAGGTGTAGGTCGTGCTTGAATATGACGGGCCTCCCTTCGCGCTCATCTTCGTGGTCTTCGCTGTCTCTACCAATCCCGGCGACCAGATGATGTTTCCCGCGAACCTATACGCGCCGTATCCGATGGGAATCGGAGAGCCGTTGGTTGACGAAGACACCGTCAGATCGTTTAGGCGCGGGCCGACTTGGTTCGGCAATTTGACAGGGAACAGAACCGCGCCCAGCGCGGAGCCGACAGTGAAGCCCAAGCTCGCGCCGAAGAGCGCTGAACCTGCGCCGCCAGCGAATATGGCGCTTGCACCCAATCCGGCGAACGCGCCCAGACCGAAGGTCAACGCGCCCAAGATTGCAAAGCCGATTGCCAGTGCGATCCTTGCCATTACTTCTTCTCCTGTTCCTTCTTGGTGAGCAATTCCTTCTCGCGGAGTAGGCGAGTGGTCACCATCCACCCTTTGAAAAACTCGACCCACCGATCCTTTGGATTCGTCGCTAAGTTGATTCTCATTCGGTTGTACCCGGAAACTCGAAGCAGCCTTCGATGCGCTTCAGCCACTTCTTATCCAATACGTGCTCCACGACCCTGCCAGTGACTACGTAGGCGTGAATCATGCCAAGCCCACCTTGGAGGCTGGAGACGATGGCGACGTGGCACGGCGTGTCCGGCACGCGCAGGGTAATCAGGTCGCCCGGCTTCATCTGGTCGATGGGCTTCTCGATCAGCCGACGCTGGGCTTCCTCATGAACGAAGCGGTCAAGGGGCTGAGGCCCGTAGTTTGCGTTGTCAAATTTGCAGAAGGCCTTTCCATTTCTGTCTACCAGCCCAAGCTCATCGCCGACCATCAGCGGCAGCCCCACGCAGTCGCAGGCGAATCCCTTCAGCCGCCCTTGGTGCTGGAACCGCGTGCCTACGTACTCGCGTGCCTTGGCTACGATCTGTTGCCTTTTCATCTCAACCTTTTCCTTTTTGCTGCATCTAATCTGGTATGGAGAATGAGATCATCTACGGACAAGCTCACTGCCACACCTCGGGAAACCGCGCATGGTACGTGGACTACCAAGACGGCGAGCGCATCGGACGCATCTGGTTCGGCAAAGGCGTCAAGGGTCGCGTTACCGCTGAGGCATTTTGCTTACTGAGCCACGACGAGAAAGAAGCGCATAGGCTCATAACGGCGTAGACTGCCCTCATCTCCCGAATTCCTGCTCCTCGGCTTGACGCCGCCTCAGCAACCCGGCAACTTCTACGCCGCCAGCCTTATCCCATTTCTCAAACTCATTCGCGGCGTCAGCCATGTCGCCCTTGTTGACCAGCGACAGCAGCGTGCTTGACCTGAAGTTCCCGACGCCGAGATTGAAAGTAAAGTCAACCAGCGCATCAAACTCTCCTTGGCTCAACGCCGATGTGACGATGTGGTTCACATACGCAACAGCCCAAGCAGTGTCCGCTATCAGCATTGCCTCGGCTTGATCCGGCGTGCATGTGTCTCCGGGCTGGACATTAGCCGTGTGACCAAATCCAATCGTCCATTTGCCGACTGAGTCTTGGTAGGCGGTGAGGCGGCATCCCTCAAAGCTTTCGGTCAGGCTTAGTCCGCTTTTTGAATAATTCATGATGGTCATCGTGCTTCGCCGCTTCCCACTCCCACAGTTCGACATTCTTGATGCCGCAGTCCCGTAGGAAATCCTCGTCCTTGTAGTTCACGTCCATCGGCTTCTCGCCGAACACAACGCCCATCGCCTCAATCTGGGACTTATACGAGGCAGTGTCAGTCAGCAGCTTCCAGTGTTCGAAACACACAAGGAACCAGCCGCTCTTGTCGGCGACGCGCCACAGATGGTCGTCCTCACCGCACACCACGCAACGATAGCTGTCCGACATTCTCGTACTCCCTCGCCGTGATCGACTCGCCATCGGCAAAGTAGATTCTCGATTCCACCGGATGCGAGAAGCATCCGTATCGAGGTGCGGTCTCCCTCCAAATAATTGAGTCGCCGATGATGATCTGCTGGGCGTCCGTGCAACTCACATCCGAGGGCTTGCCACAGCGGCAAAAGTGACCTTCTTCTGCGTGCTTCAGGATGTTGCGCTTCGATTCTGTGATCGTCTTTTCCATGTTATTTCGCGTTCGGATACGTCAGGATCAAGTCGTTTCCGGGGATGAACGGCTCACCACGGAAGTTGACGATGTTCACAAATTTGTTCTGGCAGTCGTCGGGCGTCTTGTTGCAGCCCGGCTCGATGGTGAACGTGTCGCCCGGCGACGGCATGTAAGGCATCGGCAGGTACATGATCAGCGTCGTGCCATCCCAGCTTTTAATCTCGAAGGTGTAGTTGTTCAGCACACCGCTGGTGTACTTGATGAGTCCATCCGAGAACCAGCCAGCAGGGGCAGGCATTGTTGGCGTCGCGCTGCCAATCATCAGCAAGCCGGAATTCGGGACGATGGTGATGGCGTTCGCCGAAGAAGCAGTCGATCCACTCTGGCGATAGTCCGCCGCGTTCAACATGCAAAGGTAGTGGCTGGTCGAGTCGATGATGTCCGCGCCGCCCTCTCCGGGGTTCGAGAACAATTCCGCCCGGCACAGAGGCCCGTACAGTTGACCGATGACCGTCGTTAGCTGCTGCGTGAGACCGCGAATCTCTGCGGTAAACACGCCGTTAGCCATTTTGATTTCGCCTGTGGTTCCGCTGCGCAGCTTGATGTCGCCCATCGTCAGGTCGTTATAGTTCACGACATAGATGGCGATGATCGCGTTGTCCCACAGACCAGACCGCACATCTGCTTCGGTGATCGAGTCCGCTTGAAGGAAGCCAGTGACTTCGAGGTTGTCCACGCTGCCGTCCGACTTGCTGGCGTTCGCCGTGTTGGTCATGCCCGACCCGGCGAGGTAGGTGATCGTGTCCGTTCCGTCGTTGTACGTGATGTCCATATCGTGCGTGGTGAAGCCGAACTTCGTGCCGTCCGACCGCGTCACTTTCCACAGCATGGCGAGGGTCGTCGATCCAAGCCCGAAGTGCGTCATCAGCGCTGTTGAAATGCTTTTCATTAGTCGCCGCTCTGCCCCGGCTGAATGCGAATCTCGATGAGGTTCACCTGCGACCACGTGATAAGGGCGTTGCCGCCGTAAACGTCTGACTCAAGCACCTGCGCGTTGGTCTGGTCGTCCACGTCGAAACGCACCGGGAAATGGAACTGTCCGTCCGCCGTGATGATGTGCCCCAGTGCGGGTGGAGTCGCAAAGGTCACGACGCCTGTGGTCTGGTCGAGCGTGTACTGCACGCCACCGCCGCTGATGTAGCCCGTGTTGTGCGTCTGCAAAACGGCGTTGTTGTAAACATTCACCGTGTCGGTCAGGTATCCCGCTTGAAAGTTCTGCACCAGCGATGTGATCGGCTTGTTGATGATCCGGCTGTAGGTGCGCGTCGCCGTGGTGTAGGTCTTCATCAACTGGAACGTTGTCTGCGAGCCTGTGCCAGTGCCTATGACTTGCGCAGCGAAGCTGTAGTCCAACGGCCAAAACAGCCGCCAAGCATCAGCCTTGCCACCGACGTTCAGGAAAAAGTTGTAGAGAGCCTCGAATTCGACTTGCGGTCTGCCGTTCAGCAATAGCTGCCACATGCCGCGAGACTGCACCCAGTTCCGGTTGCGCGTCTCGAAACCCGAGAAGCCAGCGTTCACGTACGTATCGAAGGCAGCGCCGCCCGTGCTGGTGAAGCCGATATGCCGGGGAAATTCACACTCAAAAAAGCCCATGGTTATCCGTTCCTCTTAGCTGCACGCAGCGCCGAATTCAGCCCAGTTGCGGTAATCTGATCCTGCGACATGCGGAAGGCGTCCGGGCTTGGCGTCGTGATGTTGAATTGCTGATAGACGTTGGTGCCCCCGCCTTGCGGTTGACCAGAAGCGTTGACGTGCTGCAACGCATCGTTCGGGATGATCGTCCCTGCCGTTTTCGGCACGAAAAGTTCCTGACCCTTCTCACCGACCATGTACGCGGTGCCTCCGCTGACATCGCCTCCTGCTGCATGACCACCACCGAAGATTCCGCCCGACCCGAATAGCGAGCCGCCACCCAAGCTGGAGAAGAAGCTGGAATTGTTCAGTGCGCCCAGCCCAAGACCGATCAGGGATTTGAAAAGCTGGTTGAGCGCGAGCTTGAGCAGCATCGCTTGCACGCTGTTGACGAAGTCGCTGAACGCAAACTTGCCTTTGGTCAAACCGTTTACGATGGTGTTGCTGAAGTCATCCACCGTGCTCTTCATGACGGTGTTGACCGCGTTCGCGGCTGTCTGCCCGTCCTTGGTGTATTCGTCGAAGAAGACCTTGAAGCCTGCCGCGACGGAATTCGTCTTGAGCAGCAGGTCGTCCATATCCTTCTGCTTCTGAAGTTCCAACGTGTGAATCTGCGCGTCGAGAGCAAGCTCCTGTGTAGCGTTAAGCTGTACTGTCGAGCGCAGCTTGTTAAGCTGGTCGATTTCGTCTTGGATATTGCCGAGATTCGCGGTCGAGGCGATCTTCTCGGCAGTGGACTTCATCAAGTCCGCTGACTGCGCCGCTGTCACGGCTTCGCGGTATTTGTTGACCGCATCCGTGGACTGATCCATCGAGGGGTTGCGCGTGTAAGCGAGTACAGCCTGCTCGATATTGAACTTGCGCAGAGCGTCTGCGCCCATCAGCACCGCTGCGGTGTAAAGCTCAGCAGCAGTGGACTGACGGTCGAGATTGGTGACAGCCTCATTTGTAGCTGTCGCACGCTGGGCGGCTTCGAGCTTCTGGAGAGCGGTGACAGCGTTCTCGTACTGCGTATTGGCGTTTGCAACATCGGCTGCGAGCTTCTGAAGCTCAGCGCTGGAAGCGGTGCCCGATGCCGAGAGCTTCGTGAATTCATCGCGAAGCATCTGGACTTTTTGGAGGAGCGGGTCGATCTTCGCCTTGTCTGTGGCGGCTTGAATAGCAGTCGCGCCTTGGCTGAACGCCGCGCCCATGTCGATCACGGATTTCGTCG